TGATTTTCTCTTTGATTTCACTAGGAATGAAAGACAGGTCAATTAACATCTGGTTGCGAGAAAAACCTTCAGCTGCCGATGTGTCAGTCCATTTAGACACTTCTTCATTCAATAATTTATCTTTAATGCCTTTGGTGACAGGTTTTTGTCTTAGGTCACGGACAAAACAATCAGCAGGAGACAAGATGTTAGGAATACCATCACCTTTATCACCTTCGATAATTTTCAATTTCAATTCTTGTGCAGGATTATCCGATTTGATAAATTTCTTGGCAGCAGGATTGTATTGTTTGACATTATTGCCATATCTTTGCAATTGTAGAAAATCACCATCACTGGAAAGAATTAATATCTTTTCATCTTTTGCATAAAGAGGTACTAATGTGCCAATGATGTCATCAGCCTCAGCGCCTTCAACGTCAATTACTTTGTAAGGGAAATTTTCTTTGAGTTCTTGCTTGAATTTGGCAAGCATGTCAAATATTAAGTGCCAATCTAAATCAGACTTTTCTCTAGCCTTTTTACGACCTGCCTTGTAGAATGGAAAGACTTCCTTGCGCCAATATTTACGGTTGTCACAACATAGTATAACATCACCGTATTCTCTGCGGAATGTCTTTAGGTGGTTGCGGAGGATATTGAGAATCATGTGGCGGATTAAATCTTCCTCCAACTTGACGTTCTTTTTACCAGATATCTGTGCCATCAAGCCAGACAGCAAGACTTGGTTTAAATCAATGAGAATCATAACAAACTTTCCAGTTTCTAAAACTATATTATATCAGATTTCCATCAATTTGTCAAACATATCTTGAGCAAATTTACCAGATGTTGTTGTTTTTTTGGCAATAATACCAAACCAGTCCATCGGTATCAAGTGGGAAATATATTCCAAAGGACTACCAAGTATACCTTCAAACCAATCTAGGTTTTTAGGGTCACCTTGCTCATCCAATTGGAATAATATAATGTGGTACATATCACCAATATCATTACCACCAATTTTTTCACCTGGTTCTTTAAACTCGGATCCTTCTACACGAACACAATCTTCATCACTTGGAAGAAATGAAATTGAATCGAATTTTTCTTTTTCAATAGCTTTTAAAAACTCTAACAATTTAGATCCTTAATATGTGAATCTCTTACTCTACACATTATCCATGTATTGTAATATTCATCACTTTCCAAAACATTATTAACAAATTGCTCTTTAGCTTCAAGATATCCACATATACCCTTACTTTTACATAAGTGTAGTATCTCTCTCTTAAATTGCTCATGACCTAATAGTATAACATCTTTTTTTAAATTGTCACTACTCCCGTAGTAAGTTTGCCAATCTGAAAAGACTTTATACTTTTTCTTTTTACCTTTTACCATTTTGGTTTTGGCAGAATAAAAGAATTTCTTGCCTATGTATTTTTTCCCATTCGTCAGATTGGTTATCTGATACACGAACCCGTAATTATCACCAATTTGGTCTTCGGTAAAATCTATATCATTGTATGTCCAGTTTATTCCCATTCTCCATCATCCAAATCATCATCGTCCTCTATATAGTCTTCTGATAATTCTTCGATGAGTTCTCCACAAAATGGACAATGTTCTGGATATTCTTGTGATACTAGTTCTTCAACATATTGTATGTTATATGATGATTCGCAGTTGAGGCATTCTCCAGTTACAGATTTTTCCGTCATTATAGTTCCTTAGTTAGCCCATACATCAGACCAATCTCCAGACAATGCGCCTTTTGCATAATCAGTTGCACGGTTCTCAAAGAAATTGGTGTGTGTAGGTGCGTTAATCATTTCCTCAACCCATGGTAAAGGATTACGTTTCACTTTAAACACACCTTTGAGTCCTAAAGAAATCAAACGTCTGTCTGCTATATAACGAATATATTTTTTAACATCTTCTTGCGTCAAGCCTTGAATTCCGCCAGTAGCGAAAGATAGTTCAATAAATTTGTCTTCCAATTCAACCATTCTTTCTGCAATCGTGTAGATTCGTCCTTTGAGTTCGTCATTCCAAATCTCCTTGTTTTCTTCAATGTAAGTTCGGAATAATTTAATCATGTTCTCAGCGTGCTGAGTTTCATCTACGATTGACCATGTGACGATTTGTCCCATGCCTTTCATCTTGCCATGTCTTGGGAAATTCAATAACATAATGAAAGAGGAGAACAACTGCATCCCTTCAGTAAAAGCACTGAACACGGCGATATGAGTTGCAGTATTCTCTTTAGTTGTATTCTTAGCAGAAATGTTCATCACATACTCATGTTTCTCAACCATCTCTTTGTATTCCATGAAATCATTGTAAGTTGTTTCAGGTAGACCAAGAGTTTCAATCAAGTGAGAGTAAGCAGCAATGTGTAGAGCTTCACGAGCAGCGAAACCCATCAACATCATTCTTATTTCTGGTTGTGGAAAATAGGGTAAATAATTCCTAACGTACCCACCGGCAACATCAATGTCTCCTTGAGTAAAGAATCGGAATATGTGAGTGAGGAATTGTTTTTCTTCCGCAGTAAGTTTCTTTTTCCAATCTTTAACGTCCTCGAGCATAGGTACTTCAGTGTGCAGCCAATGAGACTGCTCGTGTTTAAGCCATGCATCGTATGCCCATGGATAGTTGAACGGTTTGAAATATGTTCTGTCATCTGTCATCCTTGAGTCTATTTTTTTTATCATTCTACCCATTCCTTTAGTTTCTGTGGATTAAGAGCACCTGAAACTCTTTTTACTTCGATGTTTTCGTCTAACATAATCAATGTTGGAACGGAACGAATTCCGTATTCGACCGCTATTGAAGAATTTTCATCGATATCAATAACTTCAACTGGAATTTTCAATTCTGCGGATTCTATATTTTTGGCCAAACTTTTACAAGGTTGGCACCACGAGGCGGTAAATCTAATAATTCTTTTCATATTTTATCCTTCACAAGCAATACAATCATTGCCTTGTGCAATTTGTGTCATGTCGATTTCTTTAATCACTTGTCGTTCAATCTTCTTGGAAACCTTATCTGCCTTACCAATCTTTTCGGAACGGCAATAGTATAGAGTCTTCAAACCTTTTTTCCATGCCATAAAGTGGATAGCATGAATGTATTTAATATGAGCATCTGGACGGAAAAATACATTCAATGATTGTGCTTGGTCGATGTATTGTTGTCTATCTGCAGCCAAGTCAATGACCCATCGTTGGTCAATTTCCATAGAAGTCTTGAATATATCTTTTTCTAAATCAGATAATATATCCAAGTGTTGGCAACTTCCATCATTAGCAATAATAGAAGACCAAATATCATTATATTCGTTATCGTCTTTTACTTTCTGTTTGATGATTTTATCGAGCCATCTATTTTTATTAAGGTGGCTTCCAGATAACGTATCCTGACGATAAGCATTAGCACGGTAAGGTTCGATACTAGGAGAAGTATTTCCCATAATGATAGACGAAGAAGCATTTGGAGCAATAGCCATAAGATGACTGAAACGCTTGCCAGTGCCACTAGCGTCAGGGGCTTCACCACGCTCACTACCGAGTTGTAAATTTGCTGCATCTAATTTCTTTCTGATGTTGCTAAACATATGATTATTTTGAACTTTGGCCATCACTCCTTCAAACGGGATTGAGTTTTTCTGGAGATATGCGTGAAAACCCAAAGCACCAATGCCGATAGAACGCTCACGGCTAGCGGACCATCTTGCTCTCGATATGCTATCAGGAGCATTATCAATAAAATACTGAAGGACGTTATCGAGCATCTCAGCCACGTCCCGAAGAAAAAGTTTGTCATCTTTCCAATCATCATAAGTCTCCAAGTTTAAACTTGATAAACAACATACTGCTGTTCGTTCTTCATTAGTAGGTAGAATAATTTCGGAACAAAGATTTGACTGATTAATTTTTAAACCTAAATCTTTCAAGTGTTGAGGCATTGCTTTATTACTTGTATCAATATAGTGAATGTATGGTTCACCAGTATGCATACGAAGTTCTAGAATCATTTGCCACAACATCTTAGCCGATACTGTCTCTCTTACTTCTTTTGTATTTGGGTCGACCAAATTCCAAGAATCATCAAAATCAGGATCCAACATACTCTGTTCAATGATGTGCATGAAGTCATCGGTGATATTAATGCCATGATGCAAGTTTAGGCATCGGACGTTGGGGTCTCCTGTTGGCTTTCGCATCTCAAGGAAAGGAATAATATCGGGATGGTTAATATTAAGATAAGCGGCATAAGAACCACGGCGAGTACGACCTTGACGATAAGCCAAAGAAGAAGCATCATATATTTTAAGGTGAGGCATAATGCCAGTAGATTTATCATCAGCAGAGCGAATGCCAAAGCCAATACCGACTCCGCCCCCAAGCATAGAGAGCCAATTAGTTTCTGATAAGTTATCAACTAGTCCCTCCGCAGTATCTTCAATATAGTTAAGAAAGCACGATATGGGTAGACCACGCTTGCTGCGGCCAAAGCTAAGAATAGGTGTAGAATAGCTAAGCCAATGGCGAGAAGAATAATCATACAGCCTTTGGGAATGTTCAGGATTTGAACCAAAAGCTTTCGATACGAAAGCGAATCTGTGTTGTGGTGTTGTTTCATTTTCTTTCATGTACGATTCTTGTAATCGTTTTATTCCTAATTCATCAAAAAGTTTATCTCTCTCTAAATCTATCTTAATACCTAGGTATTCAGTCATACTTGTTGCCTTATTATTATTTTACAAATTGTTTTAAATCAGGTGGTGTCCAGCCTTCTGGTTTCAACACCTTCCCATCTTCTCTTTTATTTACTTTACCGGTCTTTGGATCAATCTTCCAAAAATTAGAGGTTGCAACTTCATTCCATGCACCATGCACATCATAACCCTTCATGTAACAAAATCCAAGAATAACCCAAATCATGTCCATACATGCATCTAATGTTTCTACTTCATCATTTTCGCTCCTTGCTTTAATGAATTCGTTATATTCTTCATTAATCAGTCTATGATAGAGTACCGCATTGTCCTCATTTTTCTCTTGGTCACACGCTTCAATAAATTTCACAACATCATTATACATTTACAAATTCCTTAATCATTGGGAAAACAGGTTCAATCGCTTCAGCACAGGCAACTGCTATTTCACGATGTTCTTTCTGTGTTCCATTTGCGCTTCGGAGTTGTATATAGTGAACCCATGACCTGAGAGTTCCGTTCATATACATTCTTGATCCGGTCATTCCTTCAGGTAGAACAGCACGTGCTTGTTCTTTAGCTATGCCATTTTGTATTGCCCATTGATATGCATTATTGGATGCCTCTAATGCTTTGGTCTGATAAGTCTGCCATTGTAGTTTCAATATTGGATCTTCCACATCAATACTATTTTGTCTGTTCTTATTGTCTTGTAATCTTGCTTCTCGAATTTCAAAACCTAAATCATCAGCTCGAGCATATCTTTGGCTGAATTCTTGGAATGAAAAGGAACGGTGACGTAAGATTTGTCTTGCAATATCTCTTGTAGTATAGATTTCTAAACATACACTAACCATCTCTAGTGGTGACCAATGTTGATTATTGATTAGATAACGAACCAACTTCTCAGCTGTATCACTATTGTTTTGATTTGCAGGATTTGATACACGAGCAGCATATGCAATTTGTTCTAATAAATTCTTACCGTCTTTGCCTTGAGAATAACTAACTAAATTAACTTTCATAACCATAACTCCATATTTCTTTTTTATATTCTTCATCCCAAACATCGTAGTATTTGGTCTTCTTCAATTTTTCACGTGCTTCACTTAACTTATCTTTAGGTTGAACAAGAATCAATGG